CTTAACGACTATGGACGGGATTTCGCCCTGCCCAGCCTCGTCTAAAGTGTCGATCTCGAACGGAAAGGCCTGCCAGGTTTGCGAGTTCCATAAAATGTCTTCGTTGTTGGCGGCCAATCTAATCGTTAGAGCATTAAGCTGAATCTCAAGCAAAACGATTGTTGCCGATGCAGTCGCGACCTTGTTTTTTTCGGCTATAAATGCACTGGAAACTATTCTCATACTTCCTCCAGCTTGAAAGAAACCCGGCTATGATCTTCGCTTACTGACTGATGATCGATTTCTCCAGCGAACCTTGCGGTATAGGTGTTGCCGAATTCGTCTGTCCAGGTGAATGGTGCAGAGCCGCCTTTGACTGTGTCGTAAAACGTCAGCAGCGTTGTTAAGTCGGTATCTGCCAGAGCATTCCACTTCAGCGTCCAGGCTCTTAAAATCCTGGTGTGTCTGGCCCGGCTAATCTTCATTCCGTTAACAACTTCAGAAGATAGTGAGGGATCTTTAATTTTTGTGGGCATCTCAATCGATGGGGCTGCAATGCTTGGGAATGTCGTCATGATCTTGCTCCTACTATGGTCTGAATTCCGCTAACATTGCGCTCGTAACCCTCAAGCCACAGATCGATAACCATTCGGCCGCCGTCCATGCGCTGATCTGCGCGAGCGTTAACAGGCACGCCGGATTGATTGTTTACGTTAATTGTCAGATCTCCAGAGCCGCCAACCTGATTGAGCTTAGAAAGAGGAATAACAGCCTCCGACTCGCCGCCCTCGCCAATCATGGCTAAGGTTGGTTTTGTTACGATTCCGCCGTCTGCCAGTCCCGGGATTGTCAGCGCTTTGGACATTGCGGACAAACCGGCAAGCCCAGCGGCCGCCGATGCTGTTGAAGCTCCAAAAGTTGCAGCTGCAACCATTGCGGCGGCTGGCGCCCACGCTGCTGCTGTTGTCGCGGCCATTGCTGTTGATGATGCGACTTGAGTAGCTTCAATCGACCGGGCCATAACTGCGGACAAGCGCTTCTGAACTTGCCATTTAACAAACATCTGGACAATCTGCAGGCCAAGCTGCTTAAACGCCTCGCCCGCCGATTTTGTGCCGGTAACAACCTGGGTTAATGCGTCTGTTAAGCCATAGTAAACGGATCGATAGCCTTCTGCTGCGTAGTCTGCATTGGTGCGGTGGGCGTCGCGCTGAAACTGGCTGTATGCTTCCATCAAATTGCGTTTGCCGTCCAGATAGGCGCGGTAAGCTGATTTTTCTTCGTTCAGGTGTCCTATGTAACTTTCGAGGTCGCCCTGCCGGCTGTATTCCCTCAGCTGCATTTCTGCTGCAGAGCCGTCTACTTCTGCCTGGATACGCTCATACTTGGCGTTTGCCAGTTCCTGTTCCATGCGGATCTGGTCTTCAAAGTCTCGCGCGCGCTGCTCTGTCTGCCGGACAATCGCCTCGGCTTCTTTGCGTTCTGATTCTTCTTGCAGCTCGACGCGCTTCTGGTAGTAAGTCTCGTCGAGCATAAACAGGTCGCGCCGGTAGTTCTTGTTAAATTCTTTGGATTTGTCTAAAACCTCGCGCTCTTTTTGATACTGATATTCAAGCTGCGCGAGGCGGTCTTGTGTCTGATTTATCCAGGCCTCTTTAATGCTACGGCTTGTCGACTCCGCTTCTTTAATGAGTGCGCTGGTATCTATTTCTGGGACAGCCGAAACCTTGACTTTTACTGGATCTTTTTTGGACAAGTTTTTGAAAAAGCTCGTAAACGGCTTAACGATGTCCAGTTCTGCTGCGCCGGAAAATGCTTTCTTGATTTCTTCAAAGTCTTGTTGCTGGCGCTCTTTTGCTGCAGCAAGAGCCTCGCCGATTTGCTTCAATCTTGCGAGTTCCCCTTGCGCCTGAGCTTCGGCGGCCATGATCTGCGTCGTGATTGTTTCGCTGCTCGATCTTGCAAATGAGTTAGCCGGGCTTTTGAGCTTGTCCAGCTCCGACGCGGCTTTTATATAGGCCTCGCGCTGCTTAGCCATTTTCTGCTCAAGCTCGTCTACAGAGAGGGACTTGAGGGGGTCTTCTTTGTTTAAAACGCTTTGGATTTTTTGAATAACCAGGTAAGACCCGGCAGCTATCGCGCCATAGGCTGCGCCCAGTTTAAGCAGTGGGCCGACCGATGCGGCCGTGGCTATGGCAAGAGATTTGATCGCCGGAATTAGCATACCTGTAATTGCGCCGGCGGTGGCGACAATTGCAACCTTGGCTTTTTCTCCAAAAATACCAGAAAACGCCTCCGCAAATCCCTTGTCCTCAAGAGTGCGCCTGAATTTCTGCGCTGCATCTCTTAAGGATTCCATTAAGGACTTAAGGCCGGCAGACTTGGTTATCATGCCACCAAAAATGCGCATGGTATTTTCGCCTTCGTCGCGGACGGTCGACCACATTCCGAGCATGGTTTCTGCCTGGAGTTCCATCATGCCGCCGAAACGTTCGTTAATGCCTTCGGTAAGCGAGGTAATCGCCATTCCGGCATCTATTGAGCGCGATTCAATCAGCTTCATGGCCTCGGGAATCGTAACGCCGATTTTTTCGGCCAATATTTCAAATGCTGGAATACCAGCCTCTGCAAGCTGTCTTATTTCTTGAGTTTGCAGATACCCTTTTGCTCTGATGTCGCCGAAAGCTTTTATAAGCCGGTTCATGCCGTCGGCCTGCAAGCCCAAGCCAGACGCTGCGTCTCCAAGTGTAACTAAAGTAGGCTGAACCTCGTTAGCCGCAAAACCAAGCGCTCTGAGTCGCTTTTCGTATTCGACAAGCTCAGTAAACGTGTAAGGTGTAACGGCTGCGAACTCCTGCAGCTCTTTAAGTCGCTGCTTTGCGCCTTCTGCGCTGCCCATAATTCGGGTAAGCGCGACTTCCTGGCGCTCCATGTTGGCAACCAGTTTGACTGATGCTGCGGCAACCCCGGTCATTGCGACAGCCAAGCCGGTCATGGCAAGAGCAAGGCCCTTTGATGCTGCCATAGCTTCGGGGCCGAAAGCCTGTTTAAGCTCTCGGCGAGAGGTTCTTAGGTTTTTACGGAACTCTTTTGTATTAAGCCCCAGTTGAACGTAAAAACTGCCTACTGGTTTTTCTGCCATTGTCTATGCCTCTGTCTTCTTGCCGTTTGCCTGTCTGTCTGCCTGTCTGTCTGTCTATTCTTTGTTAAATCTCTTCTTAAGTGCTTCCAGATCTTGCCCGCCTGTTTTGGGCTTGCGCTTTGGCGTTCCCATTAGATCTTGAATCTTTACTGGTTTCTTCATGTGGCCGCCTGCATTCATGAGGTTTGCAAGCGCCCAGCAGATTGTTTTCCGGTCGTCTAATTTCTTTTGCTTGTAGCCCTTCAAGAGTCTGCGCCATTCGCCTGGAGTAAAAGCGTGGAATTCCCACGGCTTAAGACCAATCACCCCGAAAGCGAACGATTCCTGCTCTCTTACCCATTCCCGAAACGTCAGGCTTTTACGCTCGGTGCCGCCGGAGGGTTTTCGGCTTCCAGTTCCTCGACTTCTTCGAGGCCTGGGATAATGCCGCTCTCGATGATTGCTTTGGATAGTGCTTCGGAGATGGCCATCATGTCTGTGCCGCCACTGACCAGTTCCTGCATTTCGAGCCCAGCTTCAGTTAGTGAGATTTTGGAATTTTCGTGAATTCTTCCGGCCCAGTAGAGCGCGCGAATAACGGTGAGTCTTTCCATGTTTGATTTATCGGATATGAGTTGAGGTATGGACATGCCGGTAATCTGCTCAACCAGAACAAATGCGTTAATGTCGAATTTTAAGTTTTTCATGTGGAATCTCCTGTTTTTTATCTAAAGCCCGGATTGCTCCGGGCCTTGTCGGTTAATTCTGCCTACTGGCTTATGCAGCCGCGAAAGCGTCGGTTTCTACTGCCTGAGTCTGGATTGCGCCGTTTGTGGTTTTGAGCGCACTTGCTGCAATCTTGATCTTGTTGGTTGCTCCCGAAACTGCAGAGTTAAAAGTCACAACAAGCTTGCCGTCGGTAATTGCTACTGTGTCGGCTGCGGCCAGAGCTGCGTAGGTAGAGCCGTCAGCCGCAAACGTAACGGCGGCTTTAAGGGCTGCATCGTCGGCCACGTTAGAAACAACGGTTTCGTCGAATGTGATTGTTGCAATGGTGTTAGTTCCAGTCAGTGCCAGTGAAGAAAATTCCGGCGCGAATTCCGCACTTAGAGCTGATGCGCCGTTGAGTGTGAATGAGCTCATTGAAACATCATTCATTGGGCCGGACAGATCAAGGCCGCTGATTGCTACTTCGCCGAGGTAAACTTCCTCGTCGCCAAGCGCGAACACTACGTCAAGGTTGGTGTTATTGATTGCCGCTTTGCGAATCGCGCGCTGGCTTGCTGAGCCGTCGCCTTCGTAGTTCACGCAGTCAAGGTTTACGCTCCAGCCTTTAAGGCCGGTAAGGCTTGTTTTCCAGCCCTGATTTGTTTTTACGCTGGTGTCGATGTCGTCGCCTGAAATATTCAGGGAGCAGTCGCGCTGGCCCGCAATGGCCGAGCCGTCTTTCATTATGAGAACGTCTACGCCTCTGATTTCGCCCATGGTTTTACTCCTGTGTTACTTTAAGTCTGGTTCTGATGACTCCGTGGCGGGTTATGCCGTCGGGGTCGCGCATTGTTAAAACCTGGTCGGTGTCCAGGTATCTAATCTGATAGCCGTCTGTGGTGCCGTTTATTGCGGATACAGCTACTAAGACGCTGCTTATAAGGTCTTTGCATTCCTTAAAGCCCGCTGCCCGGCTCCAGACGTGAATTGTTTCTGTATGTTCGTCCGCGTGTTTCGTTTTGTCCGAGTCGTCCAGGGTGCTGGTCTCGCCGATGGTCACATACGGAAATGCCTGATTTTCTGAAACCGCATCGAATACCGTTATGCCAGCGCCTGAAATTGCTAAATACAGGGCTTTTTGAACCGCCGATAGTCCCGGATTTTTTGCTGGTCTCATTAAAAGCCACCTTTCGGCTGGACTCGCTGCATTGCGGCTCTGAGCTGTGCGCCGAACGTCATTCGCGCCTTATCGAGCGCAGGGCCGAAATGGGGTTGAGCTGGAGTTTTTACGGTTCCGTATTCAAGCAAGTGACCAAGGTATCCGCGCTTTGAGGCTTCGGCGTCTTTCGCTGCATAAGCCCAGCCGATAAGGCCGCGCCGTGACATAGCTGCCTTGATTGAATTCCGATAGCTGCCAGTGTCCTTGGGAGCGTTGGCTTTTGCGTCGGCGGCAACCTGTTTAATTGTCGCTTTGAGTGCGGCACGGCACTCATCGTGGATCATTTTGTCAAACTCTTGCATGCTTTTTTCAAGCTTTTCGAGCCCTTTAACAACAACTTTCGGAACCATTATGAACCCCCATTCTGGCGCTGGAATGCGACTATTTCTAGTCGCTCGCCTTTTTGACTGGGGTCGTAAACTGCCTCGATCTGGTAGTATTCGTCAGCCGGGGTTTTAAGTCTCATTTTTGGCTTAATCCCGGTCACAAATCTGGTTTCCCATCTGGTGCGCCGGTAGCTTTCGACCTGGTCGGCTGCGGTTTTTTCCATCGACGACCAGTCGGCGGCCCTGATGAGCTGCCGGCCGTAAACCTGGACTACAGTTGACCATGTTGAAGTCACGCCGCCCATGCCGTCTGGCGTGTCGGTGCGCTGTTCAATGGTTAGCAATGTTCTGAGTTTTCCGGCTCTCATGTATATGGGTGCCTTTCCTGCTGCAAAATAGCTTCTGCATCAAAAGGAACGGTGAAAGATTCCTGACCGACGACCACTTCTTCGCGGTTTTCATACCAGTGGCCGACCAGAAGCAGCATTGCCTGTTTGATTTTGTGGCTCGGCGTTTCCCCTGCCTGGTAAACGATCTTGATCGGGTTTACCTGGTAAAGGGTTTCGGTTGGCCAGGTTGAAGACTTTTTCAAAACCAGTTTCGGCGGGTTTGAGTAGTCGTCTACGATCACCCGGTTTGAAATGTCTGTTTCGTCGCCATCTTCGTTTTTATAGGTCAGCGAGGTCAGGGTAACAATCGGCACAATCGGGAGTTCGATCACGCCCGAGGCAGGGAAAAAATCACACACAGCCGTGACCGTTTTTACGGCCAGGGCCCTTCCGGTTACTGTTTCTGCGTATTCGCGGGCAGAGGTGATCAGGCTTTCGAATTTTGATTCGAGAGTTGTGTCTGTTTCCCTGCAGTGCGCCATAGCTTCGGCAGCGGTTAAGGGTTCTATTGTTGGCTGTGTTGTGATTCTGGATCTCAGCATAATGCTTTCCTGTTAGGCTTTGGGCTTCGCTTTTTTGGGCTCCGACTTGGCTTTTTCTCCGTCTTTGGCTGAGCCGGCTACCTCGATCACACCGTCAGCGGTAGCGGTTTTTTCCAGATCCGGGGACGGATTTTCTACAATCTGGCCAGGCTCAAAATTTTCGATCTCTACGCCTCGATGAGCGAATGAGTATTTTTTTGTGAATTTGATAGACACGGCTTTTCCTTTCTGATAAAAGGGCGAGACTGGCCCGCCCTGTGGTTTTTTTATGGGCCGGCTATAATCTTCCCGCCTTGAATTGCCAGCACGGAGACCGTTGGGGTATCAGTCGCCACTCCGGTGAAGTCTGCCTTTATTTTGAAATATGGCCATCGCCCCCTATACTGGATCTCGCCAAGGTTGGTGGTTGAATCCGTGACCTCGTCCAGTGTCATTATCACGCCGTTTTCGTCGGGAGTTGCGCCCCGAATGTCGCTGGCTTCTACCGCATAGTAAGTGCCTCCGCTGGTTGCGGCGTGAGTCATTATAAAATCGATCTTTGCGTCCGCGGTCCAGGTTGCGTTTCCGGTAACGCTAAGGGCGAGAAGTGTGGCCTGATAGTTTGCAGTCGAGATCGCAGAGCTGGTAATGTCGGTTGTGCCAGAAGTAGGAACAATGACATACTCAAGGTCAAGATTGGTGAGCAAGTCCTGAGCCGGAGCAGGGGCCGGAAGGACCAAAGAGATTAGGGAAATGATGAGCAGAAGCACGACCAAAGAAAACTTTTTCATGTTTTTCCTCCAGGTGATTTAAGTGCCCCCGGCAAATAAGCCGGGAGCGAGTTTAACGATTAGTCAGCGGCGAATTCCATAACCTTGATGGCTCTGGAGTCGCGAAGCATCAGGCCATAGCGCTTGCTGAATACCAGATAGGTGTTCGGCGCTTTGGTGTAAACGTCGCGAATTACGCGCATGCCCGGCTTGAGGATGGCGCGAATTCCGCGCTTGAAGTCGCCGAACGAAAGCGAAAGGCTATTGGCCGCGATATCAGGCATAAGATCATCGATGGCAATCGGATAGCCAAGAATGGTGGCTGGTTTGTCCAGAGTCACGCGGGGCTCCATCAGATACTTGCCGTCTGCATCTTTCAGTTTCATGATTGCGCCTTCGGTGAAGCGGTTCATGAGCCAGCGGGCGTTTCTGCGATAAACGGATTTAAGGGCAATCTGCATATCTTTCAGGCGGTCAACAGGATTAACTCCTGTGGTTGTGTTAAGAGCAAGGAAGGCGCCAGAAAGGCCAGATTTGATTTTCTGAATAGTGCCGAAGGCGCGAGTAGAATCCTGTGTGTAGGCCATCGGATAAGCCAGGAAACCTTTTGTTGATTCGCTTGCGCCGGAGCCGCTGATCATTTCCTGATTGATGTTTTCTGACATTGCGATGCCGACATTGTCTCTGACCCAATTTTCGGGATCGAACATCATGTCTTCTTCTGCTTCTTCAGACAGCGGAACTTTTGCCACACGCTTGCCGTAAACAGCGTTGATTTTGACAAGCTTGCCGGCTTCTGTGTCTTCCACGGTTTCAAACTGGGCGCTGTTAGAAGTTACGGCGCCTGAAACAGTCACAAGCTTGCTGTGCTTGGCGCTGTATTTGCGAACTTCGCAAAGACTGAGAAGAGCGATGTCTTCCATTAAGACCTGGTCGACTACGGTGTCGAGGTCTTCGGGAACGGCAAAGCCGCCGTCAGGATCATTGTCGGTTCTGACTGCGTTGATATATGCCGGATCGCCCTTGGTGACGTATGCGGCAAACATTTCGAGCTTCTTTTTTGCATCGATCTGGTTGCTGGTGTTTAGCTGGCTTTTTGCTGCGATGGCTTTTTCAAGATTTGCTACGGCGTCTGAGTTTTCGGTCATTGCCGCCTGGATTTTGGCAAGTTTTTCGTCAAGCTCTGCGACGCCGCCCGCTTTTGCTTCAAGCTTTGACAAGCGCTCGTCGTTGGTTTTCTTGAATTCGTGGAAGAGGGTTCCCTGCTGGTTCAGCAGTTCCATCAGTTTTTCAAAGTCCATGTTGTTACTCCTGTTTAAATGATTTTGCGCGGTTTTCCAGTGCGGCTAACAGCCTCTCGCTGTCTATCTCTTTTTCAGCGTCCCGCTGATTAAGAGCGCCAAAGCCTCCAGAAGCAACCGCTCGCGCTTCTGATCGGCTAAAACCTGCATTGCGCAGGATTCTTTCAAAGTCTCTAAGACTTGAGGGTTTCGCGGCTTTTGCCGCAATTCTCAAGGACTCGGGAACATTTTTGAAGGGAGAGAGGTCGAAATTTTCAAAGGCGCTTGATAGCGCGTTTTCAAATTCAGATTCCCCGGTGTTCCATGACGTATCTGCAAAACCCATTTCAACTGCAGAAGTGCCGTCAAGCCAGGTTTCTGCTTTCATCAGGGCCTGAATTTCTCCTTTGGTTTTACCTGATTTTCTAGCGTAAATTTCTGCGATAGTCCCGCCGATCTGGCGCAAAACCTCGGCCATGTGTTCGAATTCTTCATCGTCGCCGATCCCCATTGTCCAGGGCTTGTGAATCATCAGGTATGCGCCCTCGCTCATGATGACTTTTGAGCCGCCGCCGATGACAATTACAGAGGCGATAGAAGCGGCAAGGGCCTCCACAATCATGGTTACTTCGCCCTTGGTTTTTGTGTGTTCCTTAAAGGCGTTCATGATGGCGATGCCGTCGAAAACGTCGCCGCCCGGGCTGTTTACTCTGACGGTAATATCGCCGGACATTGTTTTTATCTGTTCAACGACCTTTTTGCCGTCGAGCTCGTCCCAGTAACTGCCAATCGCGCCATAAAGCATGAGCTCATTGCCCTGTGCCCTAATTTCGCTCTTTTGGCGTGCGAGCGCTTTTAATCTGGATTTATTCGGCATTTTGCTCCACCTTCCCTTCTGATTTAGGCCTGTAAAGTTCATCGCCGCCCGGCAAAGGTGGCAGGTTTTCAAGTTTTCTGATTTCATTCACGGACATGTAGCCCGGGTGTTGTGTTCCACCAAGGGCGGCTTTGTATGCCTCATTGCGGCTTTTGGTGTCGCCTTTGAGGAATTGTTCGGTAAGGAATTCTGCGTAATATCGCTTCTTTTCGACCGGGTTTAAAAGATCTTTTGAAATGCGCTGCTTGATGCGCACAAGATCGGGATTGATGGTGAACTTAACAAAGCCTCGAACCTGTTCTTCAAGGCCGGTTCCCCAGCTGGACGTTTTTTCGATGGCTCCAACAAGCCACGGCGGGACGCCAAAGATGCCGCAGATTTCGGTCCTGTTGAAACCCATGAGCTCAAGCAGCTGGCTGTCTTCCGGGCTCATGGTGATTGTCTGATATTCCATGCCGCCGGTTAATACTGCAAGCTTGCCGGAATTCGCGCCGCCGTGGGCCTCCTGCCAGTTCTTCTTCAGCGCCTCGATAGAATCCGGCTTTAGTTCGCCCGGGGTTTTGAGAACCCCCGCAGGCCTTGCACCGTTTTTAAAAAATTTGGCTGTGTGGCTTTGGGCTGCAACACTTAGGCCGATCATTTCGGCCATGTATTTAATCGGGCTGACAGCGGTTTTGCCGTCGAGGGTCAAGCCTTTAATGCAAAAAATGTGGTCTGGTGAAACTGTTTCGTCAACTCCGTTATAAAGGGATATGCTAAAATCCCTTGAGCCGTCCGGGTGCCAGTTTTCCTGGATACAATCCGGGGAGATTGGTATAAGCTCTATAATTTTCGAGCCAACCATGTTTTTGTAGGCACAGCCCATGCCGCGAAGGGATTTTGCTGCGACCAAAAACTGCCAGAGCTCAAAAGCGGTCATAAAGTCATTTGGGGCGTCGTGTAAAAGCTTGAAAAGATAGTGGTTTTCCGCTCTTCTTCTTGAGCTGTCGTCTTTCGACTTTTCATAAAGAACGCAGGGGAGCTGGGCGACTGTTTCTGATATGATTTTTACACAAGAATAAACGGTTGAGTGCCTTATTGCGGTTTCAGGTGTAACCGCAACCCCTGAAGACGTGTCTCTGACGAGACCTCCAAGGAGTTCGTAAATCTCATCGATCGATCTTTGTGATGATTGAGTAGACTCACTTTTGAAAAACTTGCTTATCCAGCTCTTAAATCCCATTTAATCCGCCTAAAAGCGCAAGGCTGCGCAGAGTGTGACGGCTCCGCACAGCCTTGTCGTTAGCCAGGTGATCAGCCCGGCCCGTTTCCTACTATCAGTAAAGCAGTTTTTTCAAAGAAATAAAAGACTTTGGGCCAACTCCATAGGAATATTCCTGCGATGTTTTCTCCTCGCTCTTAAATTTGTGGCAGCAATTCAGGCAGACGTGATACCTGATCCGCTTGCCTGATTTCAATACTTTTGCGCCAGACTCTGCCGGGTTCCACTCACCGCAAAGGGTGCAGCGAGCCCCAGCGCCCGGCACATATTCGGCAACCAGGCGCAGGCGTCTGACAATCAATACTGCTGTTTCTGTCTTTAAAAAATCCATAATCACCCCTTAAATGACTATTATTCCAGGTTCTGGCTCTGGCGGCGTGCTTTTTAGCCTGATTGCCGCGTTCATTGCCATGATTAGCGCGACTACACCGTCGATCTTGTTTTCTTCGCGGGTTTTGTTGGGGTAAATGTTTTCTTTCTTGTCGTAGTGCGCTACGACGTTGGCAAACATCCAGGTTAAAACAGGATCGCCGTTGTAGTGAAACGCGCCGGAGTAGATGACGGCTTCCAGCTCTTTCATGGGCTCAGAAAATGAGAGCGCTCCGGCTCTGACCTCGACCATTACCATTTCTTCCTCAGTCATTTCGCCAGCCAGCTGCGTCGCCTGCCACGGGTCATACGCTACGCATTCAACTTCGTAGTCTCGATGCAGCTCGCGCAGGTCGTCTTTTATCATGCCGAAGTCGATTCGCTCGCCCTCGCCAACGCTCAAGCGCCCCTCAAGCTCCCATGTCTGGTAGTGTTGGTTTTGCGCCTTGTCGACTGTGGCACGGCAGCTGTAGTATCTGCCAAAACAGTAAAATTCGGTTTCGTCGAAAAATAAAATAATCAGGGCGGCAATGTCGATTTTTGAAGCAAGATCGAGCCCGATCACGCAGCGCATGTTCTTACATTTTTCCGGAATCAGGGCCAGATCGACACACTTTGCAAGCTTCAGCATGTCCATCCATGCAGTGTCAACGGTAAGCCACTGGTTTAAATGTTTGCAGCGGATAATGTTTTGTTTGCTGGGGTTCTGTTTCGCAGTCTCTAACTGCTGAATTAAAAACTCTTCTTCGACGCTTATGCCGTAATTTGGATTTGCCTTTTTCCAGTTTTCGAGATCTGTCCAATCGTCCTCTTCGTCGATCGTGTAAATTATTCCGAAAACTCGGTCGTTTCGTATCGTGCCATTTAGTATTTTCTCGACCTGTTCCTGCATGATTTTGCAAGGGCCGGCGGTGTTTGTGCCTGCCGTGGTTATTGCAAACATCATGGGCTGGGTTCTGGCTCCCATACCCGTTAGCATCGTGTCGTAAAGCTCCGCCGTGTCGTGTTGATGATATTCGTCTACGACCGTGAATGAGCTTGACTGCCCGTCGCCAGGCTTTCCGATAATTGGCTCGAATCTGCTCGCGGTTTCAGCGCAGAACATGCTTTTAGCAAAAATTTCAACGCCGAACGTGTTTTTGAACCCTGGCGATTTTTCGATCATCATTTTTGCGGGCCTGAAAACTTCCCAGGCTTGTTTCTCGGTGCTCGCTCCTGAATAGATCTCGGCCCCGGCTTCGTCGTCTGCTAAAAACATGTAATTCGCCAGGCCTGCCGCGAGGGCGCTTTTCCCATTTTTCCTGGGCACGACAATGAAGGCCTCTCTAAATCTTCGCAAACCCGTTTTTTTGTCCACCCAGCCAATGACACAGGCTAAAATAAAGGTCTGCCACGGGCTCAAAAGTAAGGGCTCGCCCGCCCACTTGCCTTTTACATGAACAAGAGACTCGACGAAAGAGCAGACGCGATCCGCCTTTTCTCTGTCGAATCGCCACCTAAAAGCTCGATCTTTTTGCATTTTGATCTCTTTTAAGTGCCTTTCGCAGGCAAGTCGAACCCATTTGCACGCCGGAATCCTACCCGCTACAATGTCGCGGGCATATTGATTTGCCTTGTTTACGTGTGGGTATCGTTCGGCCATTATTTTTTCTTAAACTTCGCCAGTGGGTTTTCTGGTTCCCTTATTTTTGCAGTTACCCCGGCGCGACTGGCCGGAGTCATTCCAAACTGACAAAGAAATTGATGCATTTGCGTCATTGCCTTATTTGCAATGCCGACGTAGGGAGATTGAATTAAGTTTCCGTTGCTGGTCGTGTCGGTCAGTCCGTTTTCTTCGATGTATTCTTCAGCTTCTAACCAACGCTTGACGCACTGACAATAAGCCGCCAGCTCCATAACGTCTAACTCTGAAAGCAATCCGAGTTTTTCCAGAATCGGAGTAATCCGTTTCCATTCTTTTAGGGCTGTGCCGGTTAAAACTTCCGGCGGATCTGGAATTAAAATTTTCGGTGATGGTTCGTTTTTGTTAATTTTTGTTTTACCAGGATTTCCCTGTGCTTTTTTCAAGTTTGTGGGTTTTTTCGGCCTACCCATATTTGACCCCCTGTTCGAATTTCTCGGGAATAAAAATTTGAT